AATTGCTTGACACTATGAAGAGTTGTGTGGTAAATACAGTACACGACAGTATTGTAATTGATGTGCATCCTGATGAAGAAAGAGCAGTCTTGGAAGCAATCAATACAACTAATAGGAATCTACCTAGTTTAGTTAATAATAAGTGGGGTATAGAATTTAATGTACCTTTATTATTAGAATCAAAAATAGGAGATAATTGGCTTGACACGAAAGATGTAAGCTGATATAACTTATACACTTTAGAAAAAAGGAGAATAAATATGACAGAACTAACGACTATTGATACCAATAATTATGCAGCAATGGCTAAAGCAATGGGTATCGCAAATGAGGGTGCTTCTAATAAGCAGAAGAGTAGCACACTACCTAGACTTAAAATAAATCATTCAGCTATTATGGGTGAAGCAGAGGTTAATGGTAAGACAGTTAACATGGAAGTTGTAGAAGGTGGTACATATAAATTGGACATACCTGATACTGCTACTTACTATTCTAAGTCTATTAAGATAAGACCTTTCTTACAAAGATTTATGTATAAGAGATTCATTAAGGGTTTCAATGACCAACCTAATGAGTATGTTAAGACTATAATGGCAGATAATCTTAATATAGATTTGAAAGATAATAAGGGTACTCTTAACTGTGGCAAACCTGCAGGTTACATAGAGGACTTCAAAGCATTACCTGAGAAGACACAAGAACTTATAAAGCAGATAAAAAGAGTTCGTGTTATACTAGGAACTGTAGATATGCTTTCTCCTGTCAATGACAAAGGAGAAGATGTTACTGTAGAGACATCTCCTTTTATTTGGGAGATAGATAATCGTGATGCATTTAAAGATGTAGGTAAACCTTTTGTAGACTTAGCAAAACACAAGAGACTGCCTATACAGCATTTGATTACTGCTAATACTCAAGAGAGAAAGTTACCTAGTGGTAATGTATTTTACTTACCTTTAGTATCTCTTGATATAACTAATATAGTGCCTATAACAGAATCTGACCAAGCTATGTTTTCCGACTTTATGCTTTGGATAGATAACTATAATACCTACATTGCAAATGCATGGCAGGAGAAAGTTAATAGTGGTGTATCAGAAGAAGATATGGACACTACTGATGACTTTGTTGATATAGAAATAGAAGAGGATGTAGCCTAATGCAACATCCTGCAGAGTTAGCCTTACATCAATTTATGGAAGATGCTTCAAATGGAAAGAGTACCTTTTCAGATAAGACTATTGCACAAGTTGGTAAGGATGTAATGGATGCTGTTAAAAGACAATTTGGCAGTGGTCAGTCTAGAGATAAGTTTAGATTGCGTATGTCTAATATAGGCAGACCATCCTGTCAGTTGTGGTACGATAAAAATAAACCTGAAGTTGCATTACCTCGTTCTACTACATTTGTTATGAACATGATGCTTGGAGACATCGTTGAAGCTGTCTTCAAGGGATTGTTAAAAGAAGCAGGAGTAAAGTATGAAGATGCAGAGAAGGTTACTCTACGACTACCTGATGCAGAAATCGAAGGAACATATGATATTGTTATTAATGACAGTGTTGATGATATTAAATCCTCTTCACAATGGTCTTATAATAATAAGTTTGATTCTTTTGACACACTAAAAGCTATGGATGGTTTTGGTTATGTTGCACAACTTGCAGGATATGCTAAAGCATCAGGCAAAAAAGCAGGTGGTTGGTGGGTAGTTAATAAAGCTAATGGTGACTTTAAATATGTTCCTGCGAAAGGTCTTGACATTGATGAGGAGATTAATTATATTAATAACACTGTTGAGCAAGTAAACAACAATGTTTTTAAGAGATGTTTTGAGTCTGAGATGGAAACATTTCGTGGTAAAGAAACAGGTAACAAAATTCTTAGTAAGCATTGTACATTTTGTTCTTACAGGTTTGACTGTTGGAAAGGTTTGAAAGAACTCCCTGCAGTTATGTCTCAAGCAAAGTCACCTAAGACTGTAGCTTATGTTGAAATGAAAGGATAAGTAACATGAGTAAAACTTTAGATGAATTAAAGTCAGACATCGAAGAGATGGAGAAACAATTAGCAGAAGCAAAAAAGCAGTATCGTGAAATGCGTACAGCAGGTTTGCGTGATGCTATGGAAGCAAGAAAGGTAGCTGATGAAGCTGTGAAAGAGGAGTTGAAGAACTTAGGTTATAGTGCTTCTTATAGTCCTTTTACAGGTATCACGTGGCGAAACTTCTAAGTGTCTCCCCATCAAGCACGTAGAGATGCTATAAAGCATGGGTATAGGAGTGGGTTAGAGTTTAAGATTTCTATTGCTCTTGATACTATAAAGTACAAGTACGAGTATGAAAGTATTAAGATAGAATGGGAAGACCTAACTTATCGCACCTATACCCCTGACTTTATTTTAAGGAATGGTATAATTATAGAAACTAAAGGAAGGTTCTTAGCTGTAGATAGACGTAAACATTTAGCAATACAAAGACAACATCCCCATTTAGATATTAGATTTGTATTTACTAACAGTAGAAGCAAACTAAGAAAGGGAGCAAAGTCATCATATGGACAGTGGTGTGATAAATATGGATTTAGATACTACGACAGAATAATACCTGAAGATTGGCTCAAAGAAAAAGGAAAAAACAAACACCCTAACTTTATAAAGTTTAGTGGTACAAAAGTAAAAAGGAGAAAATAGATGGATGAATTTAAACCAAGACCTGAAGATTTTACTATTAGAGTAAGACCCTTACTTAACCCCAGTAAGAATTGGACAGGGGAAATAGACGTTGTAATTATAACTTCACCTAAGAATGATTTGTGTGACGAAGATTATTACCAAGTAATGCATATATGTAAAATGATTTCATCTGTAATACCTCTTATGGACAAAGATATTAAACTTAGAGACACTATGAATAATTATGTGATAAATGAACTTGACAAAGATTACACACATGATATAACTAATAAATCCAAAATTGAAAAGATAGAGGATAATGTAATTAGAATTAATTTTAGACCTGAGACAAAACATTGATGAGACATATGGAGTACATGAGAATGAAAGCAAAACAAGCAATGGAACAATCTGATAATGTTGAAATGGAAGATATGGTTAATCATCCACCTCACTACAACAAAGCAGGGATAGAAACAATAGAAGCTATCAAAGCTATGACAGATGATGGGTTTGAGTATTACTTACAAGGAAATATAATGAAATACCTTTGGAGATACAGGTATAAAAATGGTGGAGAAGATTTAAAGAAAGCACAATGGTATCTTACTGAATTAATCAATGTGATTGAAGATGATAAGAGTTAAGGTAATGTTAACATTAGATGTGGATGAGGATGAATATCCTATACCTGCTGATGAGAATGTAGCTGAAGAAATAGAAACAAGTATAACCGAATTTATATATGATATAGGTGGGGTTAAAATAAAGAACATGAGAACTATACAGGAGAATAAAAATGATTAGTAACTATTTGCCAACTGACTATCAAAATTTTATAGCACTCTCTCGCTATGCAAGATGGAAAGAAGATGAACAAAGAAGAGAGAATTGGGGAGAAACAGTAGATAGATATTTTGATAACATGTATAAACATCTAAAAACTAATCACTCATATACAATTACAAAAGCTCTAAAAGAAAAGATAACAGAGCAAATAATTAGCCTAGGTGTTATGCCTAGTATGAGAGCTTTGATGACAGCAGGACCTGCCCTAGATAGATGTCATGTAGCAGGATATAACTGTAGCTATATACCTGTTGATAGTCCACGTAGTTTTGATGAGTGTATGTATATACTTATGTGTGGCACAGGTGTTGGCTTCTCTGTCGAAAGAGAGAACGTAGACAAGTTACCTGTAGTTAATGAACACTTTGAGAACTCATCTACTATCATAAAAGTAGGCGATAGCAGACCCGGTTGGTCTAAAGCATTACGTGAATTGATTGCTATGTTGTATGCAGGACAGATACCTACATGGGATGTATCAGAGGTAAGACCTGCAGGTGCTAGGCTAAAAACATTTGGTGGTAGAGCATCAGGACCTGCTCCTCTTGTAGATTTATTTAAGTTTTGTATAAGTAAGTTTACACAAGCAAAAGGTAGAAGACTATATCCCATTGAGTGTCACGATATTATGTGTAAAATAGGCGAGGTCGTAGTTGTAGGTGGAGTAAGACGTTCTGCTCTTATATCTTTATCTAACTTAGGAGATGACCAAATGAGACATGCTAAGTCAGGTAAATGGTGGGATAATGAAGGACAAAGGTCTTTGGCTAATAACTCTGTAGCTTACAAAGGTAAACCTACTATGGGTACATTTATGAGAGAATGGTTGGCACTTTATGAATCTCATTCAGGAGAAAGAGGTATATTTAATAGAAAGTCTGCTATACGTAAGGTAGAAGAGAATGGTAGACGTAAGTCTTCTGAAAAAGAAAACCCTGTAGAGCCTGAAGATTATATACAGTTTGGATGTAATCCGTGTTCAGAGATTATACTTAGACCTTATCAGTTTTGTAATCTTACAGAAGTTGTAGCACGAGTAACAGACACAGTAGATACATTGAAAGAGAAAGTTCGTATAGCAACTATTCTTGGTACATTCCAATCTACTCTTACTAATTTTAAATACTTACGTAAAGTATGGAAAGATAATACAGAGGAAGAAAGATTATTAGGTGTGTCTTTGACAGGTATATTAGATTGTCCTGTTCTTAATAATACATACTACGAGTTAGAAAGTGTGTTAGAACAACTAAGACACGTGGCAGTAGAGACTAATAAAAAAGTTGCTAAAGATTTAGGCATACCACAGTCAACTGCTATAACTTGTGTCAAACCTAGTGGTACAGTTAGTCAATTAGTTGACAGTGCTTCAGGTATTCATGCTAGGCATAATGATTACTAC